GCGCACGAGGCCGAACTGGCGGCGCTCGGTGCGCTGGACCTGTGGCGCCGAGCCAATCGGCAGGGCACATCGCCGTACCTGGCCCGCAAGGGGGTTGAGCCTGAGGCATGCCGCTACTTCGCCGACGGCACCGTGGTGATTCCGCTGATCCGCTACGACATGCCCCGAGCCGAAGCCTTGCGGGCGGTGCAGCGGATCAAGCCGGACGGTGCAAAGTTTTTCACCAAAGGCTTTGCAAAGCCCGGCTGTGCGCTGCGCCTGGGCGAGATCGTGCCCGGCAGGCTCAACTTGGTGCTGGTCTGCGAGGGCTATTCGACGGCGCTGAGCATTCGCATGGCCACGGGCCATGAGCTGGTGGTGTACATGGCGCTGGATGCGGGCAACCTGGCGCACGTCGTGCCGATGGTGCGGGCACTGCATCCCGACCACTTCATTCTGATTTGCGCCGATGACGACTACCGAACCCGTGACCAGGTCACGGGCAAGCTGAACAACCCGGGCCGGACAGCCGCGCGCGCTATCGCAAAGCAGGTGCCCAGTTGCGACCTGATCTGGCCGGTGTTCGAGGCGGCCACACGTGGAGAAAAAGACACCGACTTCAACGATCTGCACCAGCGCCAGGGCCTTGATGCCGTAGCGCGGCAGATCAGGTCGGTGCTCAATGCAATGGTGAAGGTCAAATGACGGTGATTCCTCCCGAAGGGCCGCAAGAGCCCAGTGCGCATCCGCCCGAGTCCGGCGCCGATCAAGATCAGACCGCATCCGGCGTGGTGATCAAGCTGGCGTCGGTGAAAAAGCCAAAAGCCTCCACCTCTCCCCAAGCCTTGGAAGGCGCGGCTGCGCCTGATACGGGGGCCGGGGGTAACAAGCGCGATGCCCTGAAGCAGGAAAAGACGATTGACTGGGGGAAGTACAGCTATCTGCTAGAGCATTTCACGCTGATCTATGGCACGGACACGGTCTGGGACGGCGGTACCCGGATGATCATGAAACTGGCGAACATGGCACACGCGCACGGCGCCGACATGGTCAAGATGTGGAAGGGGGCGGAGATACGGCGCACGGTCATGCCCACCAATGTCGTGTTTGACCCGACCCTCAAGTGCGACCCCAGCGTGTCGATCAACCTGTTCGACGGCATCAAGATGGTGCCCCAGGAAGGGGACGTGAAGCCCATCCTGGACCTGATCCGCTTCCTGTGCAGCCGGGCCGGTGCTGAGTCGGATGAGTGCGACAACATCATGCACTGGCTGCTGTGCTGGTTTGCCTACCCGCTGCAGCACCAGGGCGCCAAGCTGCGCACCAGCGTCGTGATGCATGGCGATGAGGGCGCTGGCAAGAACATGCTGTTCGACCTGGTGTGCTCAATCTATGGCAAATACGGGGCACTGGTCGGACAAGATGAGCTGGAAGACAAGTTCAACGACTGGCGCAGCTGCAAGCTGTTTGTGGTCGGCGATGAGGTGTCCAGCCGGCAGGAGCTGGTGCACAACAAGAACCGGCTGAAGGCCTTGATCACGTCGCCCACGGTGCAGATCAACCCCAAGAACCTGCCGCGCCGCGAAGAGGCGAACCACATGAACGTGGGGTTCCTGTCGAACGAGATCACGCCGCTGGCGCTGGACAACAGCGACCGGCGCTACCTGGTGGTGTACACGCCCCGGGCCAAGGACTTCAGCTATTACAAGGCGCTGGGCGCCTGGCGGGATAACGGTGGCACGGAAGCGTTCTACCACTACCTGCTGACCTATCCGCTGACCGACTTCGACCCGTATGCGCCCGCTCCCTCAACTGCTGCGAAGCGCGACCTGATCGACATCAACCGCAAAAGCCCTGAGCGGTTCTGGCTGGCATGGTCGACCGGGGAGATTGATCTGCCGTATCACCCGTGCACCGTAGGTCAGGCGTACCGGGCTTACCTCAAGTATGCCCAGCGGGTGGGTGATCGGTTCCCAGTGCAGCAGGCGATGTTCACCCGCATGGCCATGCGGATCTCGGAGTCTGAGGGCAACCCGGCCAGGGAGAAGGTCATGAAGCTGGAGACCAATGGCGTGAAGAAAGCCGAGCGCATGTTCCTGGTGCTCGATCCGCCGGTTGACCGCAAGGAAGGCGAGTGGGCCACCGAGTGCAAGGAGGCCTTTGAAAACGCGCTGTCGAAATACATGGGCGGCGGCTTCCTCCGTTCCTCCAATGGTGGTGACGACGGCCAGGGAGACGGCGAATGACGGCCCCGAAAAGTTACGCGGTTACGAAACAGCGTAACTCGCAAACCCAATGCTGGCGCGGGAAGTTACGCGGTTACGCAGTTACGCATGGCTCCTATATGTGTGTGCGTATGTGCAGGCGCGTGTGTGCGTGCAGGCGGGTGTGTGTGCGCGACGGGCCTGTAACCGCGTAACCGCGTAACTATTCAAGCGGGGCGCGGGTTTGCAGGTTACGCGCGCCCGTAACCACGTAACTTTTTAATTTAAAGAAAGAAGAAAAGAAATGGAACAGGTCGGTCAGTCAGTTGAAGCAAGGCGCAACGCCATGGCGGAGGTGGCCGGCATCGTGGACCAGTGGCGTCAGGCCTACGGGCGCGAGTTCGTCGATGGCCATATGGCAGCTGCACAGCAGGCGCGGCGTGAGCATGCGGCCGTGCTGGCGCAGCAAGGGCCGCATGCAGCGGCGCGGTGGCACAAGGCCAATGAGCATCGATGCACCTTCTTCGCCGAAGAGGGCGGCCGCACCGTCGGCATGCCGTCGGCTTTCCGTGTGGCCCACCCCCCTATAGGTACTCCCGGCGCTCCGGTTCATACGGGTAATTCGACCCCCGCGCTTGCGCCAGTTGCAGGCCTGGGGAATAGTCCGGTTATCAGTCCGCTGGCGGGGAAGTAGTCCGATGGCTGTCCAGCTTATGACCAAAGCGGCCTATGCCCGGCACCGTGGCTGCGACGAAAAGGCCGTGCGCAAGGCGATCGCCGAAAACCGCATCAGCACGATCGACGGGAAGATTGATCCGGCTGTGGCCGATATTCAGTGGGCGCAAAATACCCGTGCCCGGGCCGGCAGCGGGCGCCCAGCAGTCGCTAATGATCTTGTCGAGGGGCAACGTGCTGCGCAGCCTTCCAGCGCGCCTATGGCGCCGCTATCTGGTGCTGCTTCAGACCAGCCAGCTGCCAGCGGCTACCAGGACCATCGCGCGCGCCGCGAGGCAGCCGACGCCGAACGCGCCGAAATCGAAACCGGCAAGCTCGCCAAGCGCCTGGTGGTACGCGACAGCACTGAGCGCGCTGTGTTCGATGCCTTCCGCCAGCTGCGCGATGCGGTGATGTCCACCGCCCAGCGCTCGGCGCCCAAAGTGATCGGCCTGGGCGATGTGCGCGAGATCGAGCGCATCCAGGCCGATGAGCTGCGCAAGGCCTTTGCCGGCTGGGAAGCGCAGATGGTCGAGCGCCTGGCAGCGGTAGCGGGGCAGGGCACATGAAAATCGACGATGGCATCGAGCTGGTGATCCGCACAGCGATAGCTGCTGCCAGGCCTGACCCTGAACTGCACGTCGACCAGTGGTCGGAAGAATTCATGGTGCTACCCAAAAGCGCCCCGCATCCCGGGCCGTTTCGCTTTGAGCGCACGCCTTACGCTCGCCGCATCGCCCAGGTGCTGTCGCCCGGCCACCCCTGCAAGCGCGTAGTGGCCAAAGTCGCCTCGCAGATGTTCAAGACGCAGACCGCCATCAACTGGATCGGCGCCTGCATCCACCGGGCGCCAGCCAACATCCTGGCGCTGCAGCCCACCGACGGCTTGGCCAAGCGCTTCAGCGCCCGCATTACCCAGGCCATCCGCAATGTACGGGTGCTGCGCGAGTGCGTGTCGGCCGAAAAGAGCCGCGACAAGCGCAACACCAGCCAGGCCAAGGACTTCAAGGGCGACGCCACCCTGTACATCAACACCGCCGGCGCCGCCGCAAACCTGGCCGAAATTACTGTGCGCTACCTGTTCATCGACGAAGTGGACCGTCTGCCGCCGCTGATCGAAGGCGATTCGGTCGCCATCGCCGAGGCACGGGCCACCCAGCACGAGCGCGACTGCAAGTTCTACGAGGTCAGCAGCCCGACGATCCGGGGGATCTCGCGCATCGATGAGCTGTTCGACATGGGCACGCGCGAGGTGTACCGGGTGCCATGCCCGCACTGCGGCCACCACCAGGAGTTGCTGCTGGAGAATTTCAAGTTCGAGCGCGACCCGGACACCGGATTTATGGACAAGGCCTGGTTCGTCTGCCCGAAACACGGCTGCATCATCGAGGAGCGGTACAAGAGCACGATGTTTGCCGATGCCGAGATGGGCGGCACCGCCCACTGGCACGCCACCAGCAAGGGCGACGGCGAAACCATCAGCGTCACCATGTCGGCGTTTTACATGCCGATCGGCGCCATCGGCTGGCTGTCCCTGGCCCGCGAATACGCCCGCGCCCAAAAAGCCTTGGAACGTGGAGACCACACGCTGATGCTGGCCTTCCACAACACCCGGCTGGGCCTGAGCTACGACACGTCGCAAAGCGTCACCACCGCCCAGGCGCTGAAGGCCCGTGCCGATTCCTATCCTCCACGGGTCATTCCTGACCCTGCCTTGGTGCTCACCGCGTCGGTGGACAAGCAGGAGAATAGATTGGAAGTGCAGCTTGAGGCGTTCGGCCCAGGCCTGGAGCGCTGGGTGATCGACCACATCGTGATTCCCGGCCGGACATCGGTGCCGCACGACCAGCCGGGCAGCGTGTGGGCCAAGCTCGACGAGATCCGCCGCACGCCGATCGTTCACGCCAGCGGCGCCCTGATCTACATCAGCGCCTACGCCGTGGACTCGGGCGACGATTCGCAGACTGTCTACAACTACGGCGTGCCGCGTAAGAGTCTGGCCTGCCACATCATCAAAGGCGCCACCAGGCCGAACCGACCAATTATCAGCGGCACCCCGACGCTGCAGGACGTGGACTGGAACGGCAAGAAGGTGACCGGCGGCGCCGAACTCTGGACCATCGGCACCGACACGGCCAAGGAGTGGATTTTCTCGCGCATCGACCTCACTGAGGGACCGGGCGCCTTGCACTTTCACGACAAGCTGCCCATGGAGTGGTTCGAGCAGCTGCTGGCTGAGCGCAAGGTGCTGACATACAAAGGTGGCCATGCCATCTACAAATGGCTCAAGCCCAACGGTGCCCGCAACGAAGTGCTGGACTTGTCGGTCTACAACCTGGCGATGGCGCACCGCCTGGAGCTGCACAAATGGTCTGCCAACGATTGGGCGCGGCTGCGCGCCAAGCTCATTCCCAAGGACTTGACGCCGGACCTCTTCGCCACACCAGCGCCAACACCGCCCACTGCTGCTGTGCTCCCGGACCCCGAGCCTGAGACCGAACCAGCCAGTGCAGTGCCTGGTGATTTCGCACCAGCTGCTGACAGTGCAGGCGCATGCACTGTCTCCGACCCTGAGCCAGTGGCCGCTTACGTTTCCCTATATCCAGCTCCCGCACAGGCGCCTCAGCGCCGCCGAACCTATAGCAAAGGAATTTCATGACCGCCTGCCAGATCACTGCCTCTATCGGCCAGCTTGCGGCCGCTGCGCCTGATGACTATGACGACAAGGTGCGTGAAGCGTCCGACCAGGACCGCAATCTGGACATCTTGTGCGAGCAGTGGGTGTCGTGGTCTCGTACCCGCCGTCTATACGGACCCGCCCCCGTCAGCGGCACAGTGCTGGGCCGCCTGTCCGGCAGCAGCACGCGCCCCATGGTTCCGGTTGACGGCATCTGCAGCGCAGAAATGGCGGCGTTTCATATTGCATACACCTGCCAGCCCTCCGATTCACTGGACCGCCAAGTATTTGATGCGTATTACGTGCTGCGCGTCAAGCCGATCAAGCGTGCAGCCGATGTACTGGGCATTTCGCGCCAGCACTTCTACGCGCTGTTGGCGGGATTTCGCGTCCGAGTGTGGAATGCCGCTGGAGCGATCGCTGACGACCACCAGCGCGCGCACCAGGCAACGCTTGCCAAGCGGGCGATTCGCGAAGGGCTGACTCGTCAATGATTTGACAGCATGAGTGGACCCTATACTGTTACAAAAGAAACATAAGGGCATGGAGTGCGTAATATTTTGACCGTCATCGTGCTGGGTGCTTTACTGTCCCACGTCCAGGCTCAGCACCTTTACCAATGCGGAAATACTTTCAGTCAGGTGCCATGCGGCGAAGATGCCAAAGTGATTAAGGCCCCTGGGGTTTTTCAGCCACCGACAACGCCTGTGTCTCCTGAGCGCGTGGAGGCCATGAAAGCCGCTTGTTCGGAATGGCTTCGAATAGTGCCCAGTTGGAAAGACCGCGATAGCTTAAAAATTTTGAGTGTCACTCGCGGCAAGTTCGCTGTTGAACGTATTCGAGACGTACCCACGGTTGTCGTAACTTACTACGCCAAAATAAACGGAAAAAATAGTTACGGTGCCTATGCCGGTGAAAAGATCGCGGTCTGTTATGCCAATGAACAGGAAACTAAAATTCTTGATGGCATGACCTTCTGAAGGTTCGATATTAGTTTTATTGAAAGCGTCAAGCTCTAAATTGTCAGCTCCAGACCTGACAATTTAGAGCTGGTCAGTACCTGACACTTTGCCCTATATTTGGCACCAATACAGGTAAGTCCCCAAGCTGCGACT